ATTCAAGAACCTGTTCAGTCTTGCTACTTACAACGATGAGGCGAGAAGCGGCCCGATGATAATAGCCAACAATGAAATGACTAACTGCCATATAGCAGTGCGAATCGGATCGATAAATGACGCAACTGTTACCGCCGCTCGCAAGGTATATATTTACAATAACCGTATATGGGCGCCAGCCGGACGCGGGGAGAATATTTACTTCCACTATGACGATACTGATCCAACATGGATTGACTCACTCACAGAACTATACTTTGTTCATAACTCAATAGCAGATGGCAACTACGGGTTCGTGTTAAGTGGGGAAGCCCGCGCAATCCATGCCGATGGGAAAAACGTATTCGGGCAACTGGTCATGCTCGACAACATATTCTGTGCCGATACCCCCTCATACTGGTACTCACGTGCCGGCGGTACAGTACCGGCGGATTCCTCCTATACCTGTATGCTCATCGACTATAATTATTTTGGTGGTGATGCACTCAATACATCGGTGTTTCGCGCATCCAATATCAAAATTGCCACCGCCGCTGGTAAACTCTGGGGCGAGACAACATCCGCGCCGGACTTTGCTATCACCGTAGCCGATGCTCCCTATGAGGTTGGCGTTGATACGGCGGGCGATCTGCGAGACTACGAGTATGACGAACCCGAACTCTTGCGCTACCCCTATTTCACGGGTTCACGCCCTAACATGGGATGGTATCAGGAATGATAAACGTATACCTCACAGACTCAGTAATCCATAATCAGCACACCGGCACGACCGGCTCATGGGAACAACCCTCCACGACCACCGCCGTAACGCGCCGCGCCCGCATAGACTACAAGAACCGCAACATCCCGGGCGAGGACGGCCAAACCGTGGTATCATCTGCAAAAATCTACCTGCCCCCGCTCACCATAATAAGATCGGGCTTCTCCTCCCGTGCCACCGCGACCATCGCCTACCGAGATACCTTCACCTTCGACGGCGTACCCCATGCCATAGCCCAGATAGCAAAAGGCAAGGATTTCTCCACCCGCTACATGGAAGTATATGTGAGGTAAGCTATGCCGCGTAAAGCACTCCGGTTCGAGATTGACGCCAGCGACTTCGCCAGAACCCTTGACCTCACCAACACCCGCGTAAACGCCGCCGTGGGTCGGGGACTGTTAAAGGCCGCTCGCCACCTCCTAAACGATATTATAGATAGATTCCCCAAAGCTCCAGTCCTCACAAGCGCCCTTATAAGCAGTATAACAATATTCCTCAACGGCGTCTACAAGGCATCATCAAGAAAAAGAGCCATCGCATCCCTACACCCCAAAGACCACAGAATAATCAGTGCCCCGAAAGATCACACACCCAACCAGCAATACGCAGATATAATCCTTGGCGCCCCCTACTCCGCATTCCAACACGAAGTATACCACCCCGGTTACGTGACTCAGAAATTAGCCGACGGCAAGACCGAATATGTTAAGGATATAGCAGACGAGGTAAAAAAAGTATTTTGATTAAGGAACTTACTACATATATTAATACTAACACAACCTTGGTTCTCGGTACCACCCTCTTCGCGGGAGAAATACCCGTCAAAACCGACGGACTTTGCGTGTTAATACAAGAAACCCCAGGCGGTGATCGCAACACCAACCCCTATTCCAAGGACGTAGGGACTACACTTTTCCATATCATCACCAGGGGCAACGCGGGCGCGGGCTACTTCACGAACCGCGATCTCGCATACGAGGTGTTTGATCTATTAAACGCGAAAACCCAAGTCACGCTGCCAGTAGTAGACTCCACCACCTACGTGGTAAACATCTATTGCACACCCCCAGGCTACGCAGGGCGGGACGAACGTCATAGAGCAACCCACGTATCATACATATCAATAATACAGCAGGAGGTATAAATTGGCTACTCAAATGGCCCCTTTCGGTGATCTCGGCCCATGCGAAGTTTGGTGGAACAGTAGTAAAGTTGCCACCGTCGGTGAAGATGGCGTCAACTTCCACTCCGTGGTCGAGAGCGAAGATGTAAAAGAAGCAGAACACGGAAATCTACCCGTGGACACCGTTCTCACGGGCTTTGGGAACGTCTCACTCGACGTACCCTTCACCCGTATTGGTTACTCCGACCTCGCATCCCTAATGCCCGGCGGCACCTACTCAGCCGGCCTGAGTGGCGAAACACTAATAAAGGTATACAGCGCCTTCACCGGCACCTCCCTTTACGACAGCGCCGCGGAAACCATAGTTAAACGAATCGTAGCCAGCACAACCGACACCGACACAAACCGCTGGCTACACTTTCCAAAATCGTACCCGATCCCTGACTTCGACATACTCTACAATGCAACCGGCCAACGAATCTACATGGTGCATTTCAAAGTATTCCCCGACGCCAGTAATTCCAACCTCACATGGCACGTTGGCCCCATAGTCTAAAGGAGCACTCATGATAAGTTTTAACATCGACGAAGAGGCAAAAACACGTTTCGAGGACATCGAACTTATTCTTGACGGCAAAACCTACGTCATCACCAAAATAACCTCAGACATCCTCGAAACAGTAGGCGGCGGCAACGCGAATGCAGGCAGCTTACGCCGGGTTCTCGCGGGTATCCTGGGCGTCTCCGAGAAAGAACTCAGAGGGACCGACGTCCGCAAGTTCCAAGCTGCCGCGCTTCACATCATCGAGACCCTCAATAACCAAATTGGCGGTCTCGACTCAAAAAACGCGCCAGGGGAAAGTGCCGCCCAGAGTCCACAATAGCGGCCACCTTCCCCGGACTATTCACATACGAGCAGCTCCACACTATGGATCACAGGCTCAAAGCCTTCTATCTCAGGGAGGCGGAGGCTATCCACCGGCAGTCAATGGCGCGAATAGCCCAATCGGTAGGCGCGGGGTTCTCCAGTGAGACCGGTCTCCAGCAGTTCATAAACGGACTTGAATTGACCACGAGCCGGCAAGAACGATGGGATGAGAGCTGGGAAGCCGTAACGGCAATAAAGAAGAGTTAGGAAGGTTAGGGTTATGTTTGGTTCACTGGTAGGCACTATAACAGCACGCATAAGAATGGATTTATCGGGCTGGCACAGAAACCGCCAAACCCTCAAAAACGACATACGTGCCCTCGGCGCCGCCGCCACCAAGGTTAGCATCGCCCTAAACGCCGCCACCACCGGCATCCTCCGCGAATACGGCACATTCGACCTCGCCATTCGCCGCGCCACCGCCGTCACCACTAACTTAACCGGCAAACAATTCGACGCCATGTCAACTATGGCAGAATCCGCCTCCGTGCGCCTCAACTTCGCAGCCGCTAAAGCCGCGAACGCCTTCTACTACCTCGGCTCCGCGGGCCTCTCCGCCACCGAGCAAATAGACTCATACAACGCAGTGCTCAACCTCTCCCGCGCCGTGACCGAAGAGGTATCCGCAACCACTGAGGGGTTCGTGGACGTTATGAAGGCCTATGGCATTCCCTTCACCCACGCCACCCACGTAACCGACATCCTTACCAAAACCGTAATAACCAGTAACCAGCATTTCGCCGACCTCGACCATGCCCTCTCCTACACCGGCTCAACGGCCAATCTCCTTGGTATGTCCCTCGCCAACACCAACGCGGTACTTGGGGTCATGGCGAACGCGGGCATCAAGGGCAGTATGGCGGGCGTGGCACTCCGACGCGCCATTACCAACCTAATGTCCCCTACCTACGAAATGACCCAGCTAATGGCCGATCTCAACACCGCCCTCTACGACAACACCGGCACCGCCCGCCCCTTCAACGAAGTCCTTTACGACATAAGTCGCCAACTTTCCACCACCTCCGACGAATACCGCAACATGGTATTCGAGGTACTATTTGGCCGGCGCGCCATCGCGGGTATGATCAAAGTATTCGACTACGGCGCCACCCAGCTCCAAGACTACACCAACGCTCTCAACACTGCCGCCGGCACAACCAAGGACATCACCGAAAAGCAGATGAAAGCTTTCCTCAACCAACTTGGCCGTCTCTGGCAAATGATCCGCAAAGTCGCCCGTTCAATCGGCGAAACTCTCGCCCCCAGCGTTGAACAGATCGCCAACCTCCTCGAACTCCGTCTATCCGCCCTCGACCGTTGGATAGACACCAACGCCACCTTGGTAGCCCGATTTGTCAAACTCACCGCCCTAACCGGCGTCATAACCGCGGGCGTCGCCGCCCTCGCCCTAATTCTCCCCACACTCTTAACCGGCTTCACCACCCTAATAGGCATAGTAACCAACCCCTTTATCCTCCTAACTGCTGGCATTTACACCCTCACCGCCGTCTTCCGAGACGAACTCACCGCCCTGAAAGACTGGCTAATCACCTGGTGGCAAGACATCACGGCCAAAATACCAATAGGTATCTCAGCTTTCGGCGCATTCGACAAAACATTCAAAGGCGCCCTCGCCGGCGCCGCCACCGGTATGCTTGTAGGCCGCCCGGCGATCGGTGCCCTCATAGGCACCGGCCTCGGCCTCGGTTACGACATAGGCACCGCTGCCCAAACCGCACTAACCCAGTTTGGTGAGGCCGCCCGTAGTAAATTAGGCTCCTTCGCCGCCCGCCAGCGCGGCATGACCCCGCGACAAATCATAAACGCACGAAAACTACAATTACTCGCTAACCCACCTATCCCCGCGGTGGAAACCGTAACCAATCTCCCGGACATCAGCGATGCTGCTGACACCGCCAAATCCCTACTGGCCGAGAGGTGGGAAAAAACCCTCAACCAGATGCGCGAGGATTTTGAAGGCGTCAGCACCTTCATCCGTGCCGAGGCCAAGCTCGCCTTCCCCAACCTGACCGCAGGCGTGGAGAAGGCCATTACCGCATTCAAAGACCTCATAGCCCTTTTCGAGGGCGTGGGCAAGAGCGACTTCAAGCCATTCATCGACCGCAACAACGAACTCATAGCCAAAATCAGCAAGAAGTGGGCAGAGGCAAACTTCGGCCCCAAACTAATCATCCGTGACGTCCCCAGTAAATTCGCCCAGGCATGGAACGCCGCGGCTAAGGAAGCCATCCGCGCCTTCACCACCATCGCCAGCGAGTTCAAAACCATGCAAACCAGCATAGTGGACGATTGGACATCCGCCTTCGCCACCCTCGCCACCGAGGGCTGGCATTTCAAAAGCCTCTTAGACGAACTCTGGGACGCCATATACCGAGCATTCATCCAAATGGTCGCCCGCCTTGCTGCTCAGAGCCTTTTCCTAAAAGTATTTGGCGCCGAGTTCACCAAAACCAACAAACTCTTCCCCGGCACTGGCACCCTCGACAACCTTTTTGATCTTTTCAGCGGCCCCGGCCCCTACTCCACCGGTATAACCCCCATGGCCCCCACAGCACCCATGACCACCCTCGTATACGTAACCCATGGGCTGGGCGCAATCCCCAACCGCAAACCCGCCATCGCCACGGCCCCCACAGCACCCATCGCCCCCGTGTCCCCCATTACCCTAACCCCCGTGTCCCCAAAGATCGCCATCGCCCCCGTGACCCCCATTACCCTACCCCCCATTGCCCCCATTACCCCGGCTCCCAGCGCCCCCACAGCCCCCACGCCTGCGGCCCCAACTCCCGTAGCCCCTACGCTCTCAAAGGTCGCAGTTAATATATCCAACCAAGGGCCGCCGATGGAGATGCAAATAGACCGGCAATCGATTGACGGCGATACCCTGGTGCTCAACGCCACTTTCCGCCTCGCGGAAACCAATGCCAACTTTCGCAACGCCTTTATGAACGGCAAATAATCATGGCCAGCTACATAACATCGGTAATAGATAACTTCACCGGACGAAAAACAACCCCAGGAACTCTCGACTACACCGATACCCTTGCTGAGGACGGCACAATCCGCTCCCCCAGGGAGGCAGGCTACATGCAGACCCGCGCCCGCTTCACCATTAAGCCCCGCCGTTACCACATAAAATATGACGGCCTGACCCAGCATGATAAAAATCTAATTTACAAGTTTGAAAAAAACACCGTAAACGGTGGCGCCGACGAATTTGACTTCCCTCTCCCCACCGGCGGCGGCACCCTGAGCGTGCGTTTTGACGCACCTATTCTATTCACCCCTTGGGAACGTACCAATTACCTATTCTGGGTCGTAGAATTCACCATAACCACCGTAAACGGGATATAGACCATGAGCAAACAACTCCCCAGTGCTGCAGAAACCCTCACCCACAATCTCGCTGCCCCCGGTGCATGGCTAATACTACTCGAAATCTACAACCTCTCCGGCACTCTCCAATACCGACTGGTAAACAACACCGAGACCGTTACCTACGACGGCGCCAACTACCACCGTGCCTCCTTCGAGCTTCACGGCGTAGACGAGTCCCTCAAAGGCAACCTCCCAACCCTCAACCTATCCCTCAACGACCCCGCGCTCAGTCTCCGCACCGCTCTCTATAACAACGCCGGCTTCTCCGGCTGGGAAATCCGCATCCGCCGCGTTTACTTCCCAACTCCCACAACCTATACCGACACCTCCATACACCAATACTTCACTATCCAGGACACCGACCGCGACGACACAGGCATCAACTTCTCCCTTGGTGCCCCGCGCCCCCTCCACAAACGCTTCCCTCGCGACCGCTACATCCCGTCTATCTGCCGTCACCGCTTCCAAGATGGCATGTGCCGTTACGGTCTCACCCCTGGCCAGTTCACCGGCTACACCTCGAACCGCATCTCATTTTTCGTAATAGACGGCGACATCGACTACATCCAGACCTGCAGCCACGCACTGGCCAGCCAAATACACGAAAACATGCTCATAACCATTTCAGGCTCCTCCCTGAACGACGGCACATATAGAATATCAACAGTAAGCATCCCCCACATCAACTTGGTACTACTGGGGGTTGCACCCCCCTATTCCCTCGCCGGCGAGGGCGAATCCGCAACGATCACCCTCAGACCCGCGTGTGACTACGGCCTCACCACCTGCCGCGGTTGCGGCAACGAGAACCGCTTCGGCGGCTCCCCAGGCATTACGGAGGGTCTCTATGGCTAATCGGCAGGCCGGAATCAGGGATTTTATAATATCGAAAGCAAACCCTATCGCGTGGTCTAAAGGTGGCTGGATGCTCGCCGCGATGGTGGGCTACCAAATATTCAACGCCATTTGGGGTGATAAAGACGACCAAGCGGAATCCCTCTCCCCCAGCTACTCTTGGGAGCACACCCCCAATCTATCCGCCGCGCACAAAACCCCCCTACCCGTCATCTACGGTACCGCTCAGGTAAAACCAATCGTAAAGAACCGGTTCATCGAAATAATAGGCGAAAAGCAATACCTGAACGTCCTCTACTCCCTCGCCGCCCACAAAATTGACCAACGCACCGTCCCCCGCTACGCCCCTGGCACCACCTACTACTTCGGCGACGAGGTGATCACCCCCCTATCCGCGGACGAACCTGGCAAAACCTATCGCTGCAAACAGGCCACCAACACCGAGTTGGTTTTCCCTGCCAATGGCACCCCCATTACCCTTTTTTACCACTATTCCAGCAGCACCTATTGGGAGGTTGGCAACGGCACCGCGAACATAACCTCCGGCGACATCCTAATCAACGGCAAACCTCTGACCGATTACCTCGCCGGCACCACGAATAAAATAGCATGGGAAACGCGCCCTGGGCTTGCGAACCAAACCATCATCGACAACTTCGCCACGACCTTTTCCAACCGCCCAGCCAATGAGACCCTCTATATCAACTACCCTGCCTACGACATAAAGGCCGCCAGTTTCGCAATCGCAGCCCAAACCACCACCATCACATGGCGTAAATTCACGGTAGCGTACCGCGGCGTCACCTACACGGTAAATAGCGGCACCTACCAGGCACCCGCCTCCTCCACGCGCTATATGGTGTGGAATCCCACTTATAATAACGGCAGAGACCTCTACGGTTCCAGCACCCGGATGCCGGGGAGTGGTTTCGCACTCGTAATGGTATCCCTTGGCAGCAACAACCGTATTGAGGTGGAAACCAACGCACCGGAGACCGCCGACTGGTATAACCTCCCAACCCCCATTACCAACGCCCACAACCTCGCGGTCTATCTCGACTTCCCCGAAGGCCTATTCGGCTACCGCGAAGTCACCTACACCGGTTATGCTTATCTCTGGCTACAATATCGTGAGGTAGGTACCGAGTCGTGGCGACCCTTTGACTACCAGTTGCACAGCGAAATAGCCAATACCCGCCCCATCCAGGGCATCGACACCGCAATCATAGCCAAAAATACCACTGAGCGCTTCTCCCTCCGCATCTTAGCAGTAAACCCCCAGACCCCGCTCAACACCGACAAATCCTACGAAGTGCGGGTCGCGGGTAATTGCGTACGCCCTATAACCCTTTCCAACATCGCCGGCATTACCTATGGTGACTACACCTACCCAGGGGAGGCGTTACTTGGCATTCGGGCACTGGCAACCGGTGAGCTTGGCGGTGATCTCGACGTGCGTGTTACTGTTCGCCGCACCACCGTGCCTGTATACAACGGCACCGTCTGGGTAAACCGCAACGCCGCCCACCACGCCTGGGCGATATACGACATGCTTGCCAATGGTCACCCTGATCATCCCGCTTTCCCCAACACCACTAACTCCACAACCGAGATAATGGCGGTATATGGCGCGGGCCTGGCTGCCAACCGCATCGACTACACGAGCTTCGCAACCTGGGCGGCCTATACCAACGACACCCTCGGCTACTCCCTGGGCATTATATTCGATACCCTTATGACCGTTTGGGAGTCCATACTGCGCATTTGCCGCGAGGGTAGGGGCACGGTATACCCCATTGGCAGTGTATTCCACGCGATAGTGGATAAGACTGCTGCGGCGGAGAGTTTATTCACCGTGGGTAATATTACCCGCGATACCTTCACCCAGCACTGGCCGGATAAGGGTCGGAAGGCCAACAGCATAGACGTGACCTATTTCAACGCAACCAACGACTACAAACGCACCACCTTTGCCGTGAAGTCTAAGAACTGGACAGCCGACGACACGGTTAATAATCCAATGAGCCTCGTCCTATATGGCACGACCAATTACGCGCAGGCGTATGGACTGGCGCGCTATCTCCTCAACTCCAACGAGCTTTTAAGCCACGTGATTACCTTTGACACCGATCTCTCAGGGCTTAATTCCGAGGTGGGGGATGTGATATATATTCAACACGACCAGTTGGTAGGGGTTGGTGGGTTGGTGGTCGGGTATGGGGGAGGTATTTTGACCTTGGATCGGGAGGTAGACATCCAGACCGGCACGACCTACAGGCTTTATCTCATGAGCTCCTCCGGCGCAATAACGCAGAGGAACGTCACGGGTAATAAGGCTACTACCATTATTGATTTCACCGCCAAACCGCTAAGCCTCGCACCTAAGCAGCACGATGCTTGGGCATTCGGGGTCACGGGCGCGTTGCGGTATCGGGTGGTGGAGTTGACCACCCACAATGACGGCACCGTCACTATTAATGCCATCCAATACGACCCCAGGATATATGAGGCCGATTATGACGGCAGTCCAAAAACCATTGGCTATAATCCGGGGGCAGACTTGTCGAATGGCAATACCACCGGCACCGAACCGGGGGTCGTTGATCCAGAACTCGATGAATATAATGACGCAACCAAGGTGGCGGTAAATGAGGTCGTGACGAGAAACCGTATTACAGGTGAGTATGAGAGCAGTTTGAGCGTGGGATGGAAAGGGGAAGATGGACTGGATTGGGGTGAATGGGATGTACGGGTAAGGGATGTGGACGCAACGGACACCGACTGGACAGGCGTTTGGGAAGCGGGGGAGTTATATGCCGAGTTTGCCAAGGTGGAACATAATGGGGCGGTTTATGTGAGTTTGACCGGTGGTAATGATAGTGAACCTTTTGAGACTGGAGCACCGTGATGGTGAGAGGAAAATTAGCCTTAGAGCGAATACGCGGGGGGAGGGTAGAGGATTTTGGAGTGGTGAGCACCAAGGTCGTGACGGAGAACTTCGCGGGGCATTTGGCGGATGTGCTCCAAGGATTGGTGGCGGTGGGGAGCTTCAAGTATCACGATAGTGGTACGGGGCTCACTGCTGCGGCGGAGACCGATTCGGTGCTAGAGAACCCGCTTGCGCTGGCCAGGGTGGTTGGGACACAGGAAGAGGGGGCCGCGGCGAATGTATACCGTACGATTGCCACCGTGACTTATGATGGCGACTATGAAATAACCGAGCATGGGGTGTTTAATGCCGCAACGGGCGGGATTTTGATGGATAGGAGCACTTTCGCGGCGAAAACCGTGGCGAATGGCGATCAGCTCCGCTTCACCTATGATTATACCATTGACTACGGCGACTAACGACACACTATAGCAAACATATGGGACTAATGACGCCGCGTAACCGGCGTGTGGAGGATTTAGGATGCTAACTGAGATTGCACTGACTGGAAGTTTGGTAGGTGGCGGGGATTTAAGGATGAGTAATCCAAAATGGTTGAAAATACCCGACGGGCTTAACTGGGCGGGGGGATGGAATGTGTTGGGTGGGTATGATAAGGGTGATGTGGTGCTTTACGCCACGGAAGAGGGTAATTATCACGCATTTGTGAGTAAAGCGGGTCATAATACCGGTAATGTGCCACCGGATGAGTATACTTGGTGGTCGCGATTGGTACAGCCGCAGTGGGATAGTATAAAATGATAACGAGAGATAACAAAATTCAGCTTGTGGGTAATTTCGAGCAGGGTAAGGAATATGAGGTGGTGGTTGCCGCACGGAATAAGAGTGGCAATACCCGTGCTTATGAGGATAGCCCGAAAGCCACGGTGTATGTGGCGGGGAAACAGGAGGGGCCTGCGCCCGTGACGGCGTTGAGCGTAATGGGTGGGGTGCAAAAGCTGGCGTTGAGTTGGATTAACCCGGGGGATTATGATTTTAATCATGTAGAAGTGTGGGCGGGGAGCGTGGATGCGCGGCAGGCGGCGGTGCAAGTGGGTACCGTGAGGGGGGATTCGTGGATACATGAGATTGGATTTGGTGGGCAGACCCGTTATTACTGGGTGAGGGCGGTTAATAGCAGCGGGCAGAAGAGTGCTTTCCACCCGAACTCGGTTACTGGGGGCGTGGTGGGTGTGACCACTGAGGTGCAGGCGAGCGAGATAGAGAATTTTGCGGTCACGGCGAGCAAGTTATTCGTTAAGGTGCCGGTGCTGGATGGGGATACTTGGACTGATAATAGTCCAGGGGCGGGGAGTGTGGCGTGGAATTCCCATTCGCTGGTATACAATGGGCAAATTAATACCATCGTTGCGGGGGATAGCAGTAATCGGTTTATTTGGTGGGATTTGGGGGAAAGTGCCACGACCTATCAGACCGGTAGTGATGCGCCGGCAATGGAGGATGATCGGTTTATCATTGCGATGAATAATGTGGGTTCGCATAATGTTGCGTGGAATAGTATTGCGAATCAGGTGATCGGGAGCGCGTATATTTTGGATGCGGCGGTGGTTACGGCAAAGATTGATAATTTGGCGGTGATAGAGGGGAAAATCGCGGATTTAGCGGTCACGGATGCAAAAATCAGCAGCCTCACCGCCAGCAAGCTCACCGCGGGTACTATTGATGCTGGGGTGATAACGGTTACGAATATTAGTGCGAGTAATGTGACCGCGGGGAAGTTGGAGAGTGTGGACGGCAATACATACCTCGACTTGGATAATAATACTTTCGCGCTTGGGGTTGGTGGCGGCACTGGCATTGCCAATTTTTCCGACGCTGGCCCACTCGTGGCCGTGACTAATATTGACGGGGTTCCCGATGGGGCAACATACGCAAGGGTTAAGGGTACTTACCTAACTGCCGGTCAGATCAAATTGGTGGATGGGTTGGGCGATTTGGACGACATAACCAATGGCACCACTTTTGGTAAAGTTGCCGTCACTGATATAAGCGCGGGGCATATAATTATGGCCAGTGTGGATGGAGACCTTGATGATGTGGCGGACGGCGGCACCTATAAGCGTACCAACGCCGTCGAAAAAACAGGGGCGAGCAGGGCTTATTCCGCAATTGACGCCTCGCTTGCGTTGGTTACGGCGGTACATCCAGCCACATCGGTTGCGACTCCGGCAGGCGCGGGGTTGTTTCTGGGCAGCGATTACATGGGGTATTATTCGGGCGCAGTGTGGAAAACATACATGGACAATTCAGGCAATTTTTATCTGGGGGGCGCAAGCGGCCCGCTGCAATGGGCGGAGGCATCAAGCTCCTTGACGATCGGGACTGCCGCGAGCGGGCAAAGGTGTGTGTTAAGTGGTGCGGATAACCGGCTGGAGTTTTATGATTCAACCGGCACGCTCAGAATAGTAATTGATGAGAATGTCACATACGATTCATTCTTTCAGATCACAGATGCAGGCGGCGGGTACAGCAGACTCACATCACATAATCTTGTATTAAGTGGATATTTGCAGGCAAATAGCGGGGTACAGGCTGTTGGCAAAAGTACGGGCTTTGATCCATTAACGGTAACAGGAAGCCTTTCTGCTGGTACATTTCAAACTGTTTTCAATGTAGATAACAACGGCAATATTACTGCGAATAAGAATTCATTCGGGGCGGCAGGACACAGATCGTTTTACCTAACAGATATTGACATAGTTATGGGTGGCGGTGGATTGGTTGACAGTGTAGACGTAGCGGCGTTTAAGTCAACGTATGATTCCCATGCCGGAAGCGCATCCGCTCACCACGCTAAGACTACCATATCAGATACGGCGTATGATGGACAGACTACGATCGGCATATCGTCTAACTGGGCATATGATCATAAGGATGCAGAATCAGGGACGGCACATCAAGAGGCGGCAACTGATAAAGCTGGGTTTATGTCGGCGGCGGACAAAACCAGTATGGACAATGGGGTGACAGGCTCGTTTATCGAACGTGAACTGAAACAGCGCACGGATAGTAAGATCGTGTATGAGAGGGAGAAGACTATCACGGTGACGAACGGATTAATTACGGCAATTGGAGCGTTCGGGGCTTGGGGTATAATAACACAGGAAGTGCCATAATGAGTATTGGCAGGGTTGAATGGAGAGCGCCGGTAGTTGAGCCGGTGGAAATGGATGCCGTGGAGGACTGGCATAGGTATTTTAGTAAGGAGGAGATTAGTTGTAACTGCGGGTGCGGGTTGATGGTGGTGGATGAAGAGTTGATGGAGATGATGGTAAGAGCGCGGATTAGAGCGGGAATAGCTTTCCCCGTGGTGAGTTGGTGCAGGTGTAGAGAGTATAATAAGCGGGTCGGGGGCACGGTGGAGAGTGCGCACATGGATTGCAAGGCGGTGGATATACGGGTTAGCGGGGTCGGTGAGCGGTTTGTGATGGCTGAGGCGCTGTTTTGGACGGGATTTAGGAGGTTTGGGATTGGGAGGAGTTTTATTCATGTTGATATAGATCGCGAGAAAATGCAAAATGTTATGTGGACTTATGGAGGTCAAAGATGAAGATGGTACTGGGATTAATTGGGATGTTAATGGTCGCGACGGTCGCGGAGGCGGGCGTGATGGATTGGGTTGGTGGCGTCGTTGAGGGCGGGGCGTGGCAGGTGCTGCGGTTTGCGGTGGAGGCGGTGTTTGGGGCGCTAGCGTTGTTTGGGTTGAGTAAGTGGGCGAAGTGGAAAGGGGTCGCGGTGGAGCTGCAAGATGTGCTGCGGGTGGGGATTGAGGCACGGAGTCCGAAGAGCGACGGAGGAAAAACCATTACCAAAGAGGAATGGGATAAAATACTCGCGGAGGCGAGTCAGGTAGTCAAAAAGGCGGTGTATACCGCTATTGGGGGTAAGAAATGAGTGAGGAAAAGGCGGTGACGGCGGTATCCTTGAGGGAGCGGATGGTGGTGGAGTTGGGGGTGATTGAGGAGTCGTTGCGGCAGGCGGAGTTGCAATATAATGGGCTGGTGAACCAACGGGGCATCCTTAAGCGGATGTTGGAGGAGCAATAATGGTATGGGTTGGGATTGCGGCGAATGTGCTGACCACCTTGGGCATGATTACCGGCGTTGGGCTGCTCGTCTGGAAGGGCGGGCGGTTCAAGGGCGAGATAATAACGCGTATAGATGGGATTGAGCGGGCGTTAGAGATGCGGGCGGAGAATGGGAAGGCGTTGTGGGGTGCGATGGATACGAAACAGGCGATGGAGCAGGCGCGGCAGGATCAGGTGGACGTGCTGGAGCGGTTGAATAGTATTGATGAGTACTTGAGAAAATGAAAAAAAATTTTGCAAATTTTTGGGCGGCGGGGCGCGTGGGCGCGGGGGCGCGTGGCGGTGAAAAATGGCGTCGGCGGGGGACGAGCACCATACCCCCATCACCCACCAATCTCAAAATGAACTTCCCCCTGCACACCCGGGCACTGTTTTTACTTTCCCCCGCGACCCGCTTGGCACGGTTTTTGC